TCAAATAAAACAGTATCATCTATTCTATAAATAATTATTCCTTTTTCCTCTTTCTTATCAATGTATTTTTTAAGTTCTTCTATCTTATCTAGGGCTTCTTGTTTAGTTAGTTTTTTCATATATTATTAGGTAGAGTTAATTAATTATTCTACAATAAATCCAAAAGCTTTTAGAAACAAAGGTACTTGCTCTTTAGTTATTTTAGCAGTTCCACCTTTACCATAAAACTTTGCATTTTGTAATTCAGTATTTTCAAAATTAGCTTCATATAAATGAGCTTCACTTAAATCAGCTTCATATAAATCAGCTCCACGTAAATTAGCTCCACGTAAATTAGCTCCACGTAAATTAGCTCCACTTAAATAAGCTCCACTTAAATCAGCTTTATATAAATTAGCTCCACGTAAATCAGTTTTAATTAAATTAGCTCCACTTAAATTAGCTTCACTTAAACTAGCTTCACGTAAATTAGCTTCACGTAAATTAGCTCCACTTAAATTAGCTTTACTTAAATCAGCTCCACTCAAATCAGCTTCCTCAACCGCTTCTCTTACTGTTTGTTTTGTACTTTCAAATAAAACAGTATCATCTATTCTATAAATAATTATTCCTTTTTCCTCTTTCTTATCAATGTATTTTTTAAGTTCTTCTATCTTATCTAGGGCTTCTTGTTTAGTTAGTTTTTTCATATATTATTTAAGTTATTATTTAAAGAAAAGAGCAATCAAGGGACTGGTAATCCAATCCGGCTATATAATAATAGATAGATATGTATCATGCCTGTTGCCCGATCGGTTGGTGGAGTACACCCAATGCCTCGTTTCCCGACCGCTTGAATTAAATTAATTTGATTTGTAACCCTTCCAGAGGAAGGGTTAGGAATAAGTTCACTACCCACCAAGTCTTACAAGTTTCTTAGTTTCCACAATTCTAACTTCCATAATTTCTTTTTGTCTAACTTTAATAAGATGTTCGTACATAGGATCACAATTAATACAAGTACATGCTACAGTAAACCACATATTATTATAAGCAATTATTACGCCATAAAATCCTGTGTATTTTCCTGATACTATTTTTACTTTTTTAGCTATGTGTTCCATATTTTTACTAATTAACTAACATCGAAGGGGGAGCCTTGTCTCTACCACAACCACCCTGTAGAGCCTAAGATACATTAAATGTTTCACTTCTTAAAAGCTCATCAGTCTTAGGTGTACACTGGGTGGCTTCGTCTTGCGCTACCACACTCCCCACGGCGCATCTTTGATGTTAATTAACTACTCTTTATCTTAAAATCATAAACCGCAATCTCCTTAGCCTTCTTCTCAGTCAAGCTTTTATTCACCTTCATATCCTTTTCAATTTCATCAATGTCAATAAAGTAAACTTGTTTTTTAGTTCTTTTTTTATACCAACAAATTGTGAGGTAGGCATGGGAAGCCACGAGTAACATTGCGTCAGCTGGCTTTCTTCTTGGGTCTAAATCAGATAATTTGAAGTAAATATAGTCATGTTTTGCTTTTTTGAGGCTATGAAACTGTTGTGGTTCACTTTTTAACCAACTTTTGTAATTAAATGTGTTTGTTTTTGTTATTTTGTATTCAAGTAGGGCTGAATTTTGGAGTGGGGGAGGAAGATCAATGTAAGCAGTCTGCGACTGCTTGAATTCATTTCTAATCCATTTTGAAATATCAGAGGCTAAATCTGTTTCTTTGTATGACATAATATGATTATATAATTCTTGATCATGTTTGTCAGTAGCTGACCAAGAATGTATATAGACACATTTAAAATGGTACCGGCAAGTCGTAAAAATAAACTTTTTAGAGCTTTTAATATCGGCTCCTACTAAATCCAATACGAGTAAGCGAGTTAAAACTATATATTGTATATATTATACCATTGACTGGTGGTCAATGGAATGGGGATAAATAGGTATTGGGGATAAGTTTGGGAATAAAGACTGTTATGTGGGGATAAGACTATTTTGAACATTGTGGGCAGAGCATAGGGTTATATTAATCTAGCTAAATCATCCAGTCTGTCCCTAATTTTATAAACAAAATCACCTATCTCTTTTATCAGTTTATTGTTTTCTTCTTCCAAATCCTTTATCTTGTCCTCTAAATTGTTAATTTCTAATTTTAGATCTTCTATATCCATATTATTTTATTATTTTTTTAAGTTTATCATCAGTAAAACCATTTTTATGGATTGATGTTGCACAAACCACCAAGTTTCTTCACTATCCATTTTTTAATCATATTAAGATTCCATTATTGAATTAAGTTTAGCTTGGGCTTCTTTTTCTGTTTTGAAGACGTTGTTTGTTTTGAGGCGGAAGGTGTCAATTTCGTCATTTAGCCATTTAGAAGTATTATTACACCCATGGTCATTTAAGAAATAATAACGATCACCACTCTTCTCCGGTTTCCATTGTGGTTGTTCTATGATGGTGAAATAAATATCTAGTGTTTCTTTATTTTGCCATTCTATATCTCCATCTCCGTCTTTAACCCAATATACAGCATTTCGTAATTCAATTTTTATTATTTCTAAGGTAGCTTTACTATCATTACTATCATTTTCTTTTAACTTTGTATTTACAGGATATTTTTCCATATTATTTAATCTTATTTATTAATCTTGCAACCTTTAAAACGGCTTGGCGGTAAAGCTCATCCAAGTCTTGTATTTCCTTAGTAAGTTTTTTGAATGGTTTTAATGATTTATGTTCTGGTTGTGTTTTATTTTGCCAAACAGACCAAGCATTGTGGATATGTTCGTTGGTGCAGTTTTCTCCAACAGTTAAAACTAGCAAGGCATAAACGTCTAACAAATCTTCGTAACTAGTCCCTTTCATTTTAAGTTCTTCTTCAAGTAAGTCTTTTGTTTTATTTATGTAGTTCATATTTCTCTATTAATTTAATTATTAATCTATTGTAGGTTTTATCTCTTTATATAAACTTTTCTAAATATTTAATAGGTTCTTCTTCGAGTACCATTGTTTGAAGATGGTATTGCCAAGCTGTCTGGTCTAGATAGACATTAACATCTAATTGTCTGCTCTCTCTACTCTCTCCCCAAAATGCCTTGGCAAAGTCGTGTGAGAAGATTATAGTATTAATTAATAACCCTATTCTATAACCAAATTCACTCGCTTCAGTGGCTGTATCTGCGATATCAAGTGATCTATAAAAATTAAGTAATTCGCTTACTTCTTTACTTTTATAATTAGCTTTCTCTATAGCTTTTTTTAGTATTGTTTCTTGTTTCATATTAATATCTTTCGCCGTTTCTGACCTCTTTACGTTTAAGGTCATGATCTGGATCAATTATAATAAGTAGTTCATTTAGTTGATAGGGAGTGTATCTTCTGTGTTTGCCAGTTCCTATTCTGTGTGGTATTATTTTACCTTCCTTTTCCCATCTCCTCAATGTTGATGGATGGACTCGAAGAAAGTTTGACGCTTGTTTTATTGTGTAGAGCATAATATTGATTAATTAATTATCTTTTGACTTCCTCTTTTGATTTATATATTTACCAATTAGCACTATAATAATAAGTAGCGTCGTCATCTTCTTTTAGTTCAGCAGTTAACATTTTTTGAGTATAAATTAAATCTTCATAATAATATTGGTCATAATCTGTACTACCAAAAAAGAATCCTTCTTGTGTTGGTAACAGTTCTATAGCTTTTTTTGAATCTTTAATATATTTTCCGTCTTCCATGTTTGGTATCCATTTTTTATTTTTGAGTGATTCACCATTTTTTATTTTACCTTTGACAAGTTTTGAATGTTCTAAAACTGTGTCTACTGTGTCTAAAAGTTTTTGTAAGTCTGAAAAATATACATAAACTTTATTTCCATTGTCTTGAAAGCCATCAAGGTTTTCTAAAAACCAATTGTGTATTTGATTTGCTTTTCTCCAATAAGCCACCTCTTCAATGATATATGATATTCTTTTTGTTTTAATACTTTTGATTGTTTTGTTATTCTTCTTGATTGTTATTTTATATTTTTCTTCTGGTTTTTGGTAGCTGTCGTTTTCAACGTGAGTTTCTTTGTATAAGTACATGTCAAGTCCCATATTATTGTTGGTTAGTTATTTGATTAAAATCTCAAGGTCGTCTATGATTGACTGTGAGGCGTCAGTATGTCCTGTTGCATAGTCGTCCTCAAATTCATTTGATTCTTGATCTTTTTCTGTCTCTTCTATTATTTTAGTGTAGTCTTTAATAAGGTTTTTGATTTGTTGTTGTAGTGGTTTAGGCTGGTCAATTTCAAACAACTCTCCCATAACTAGATCCGCCAACTCTTCTTGAGTGTATTTAAAACCTACCCATTTTAAAGTAGCTTTAGCCAGTTTGAATAGGTATTCTTCGTGTTGTTTTATTGCTTGTTGGTGTGTATAAGACATATGGTTTTGGTTAGCTAATTAATTCTTTTAGATTCACTCCGTAGTCGTTGCATAGATTGTCTAGCAACTCAAATGTTATGTCTGATTGACCTTTGAGTGAGGTTTGAAACACTTCTATGCAATCGTCTGCTGATAATTCTTGATTGTAATTGTCTGACCTAAAGTAGTTCATGAATTGTTCTTTTGTGATACTATCGTCAAAATTTAACTCTGCGTCTTTTGCTATATCGCCGTCAATTCTAACAATGTATTTTGACCCTTTAAAAACTCCTTCTTTTTCTCCGTTGGGTGCGGTGATAAATTTGTCTGTTAAGTATTCGGCTCCCCCTCCTGTTTTATGGTGGTATAGTTTCATATGATTATTAATTAAGGAATAAAAATACTAGTATAATTATGATTGCGGTATGTGCGAGGATTGATTGTTTGTTATTGCGGTATAGTTTCTTTAGTTTTCTTTTGTTTATCATATGGTTAATAGTTGGTGTGTGTGCGGTTAAATCCGCTTATTGCTCCCTGTAAGGCTGTTTTAGGGCTTTGTAGGGAGGTTAAGGGGGTTTGAAAAGGTTTCAATGTTCATATGATTATATTATTTATATTTAATTTCATATAGTTTTTTTCTGAAATAGAATCCTATTGGTTTTTTTATTTTTCTTATTATGTATTTTTTTATTTTGCTATCTCTTTTTAATGTTGCTCCGTCAAGGCGTGTGAGATGTTGTAATATGATTATATAGATATTTTTCATATGTTTGTGGTTATTAGTTTATTAAAGCATAACTCGCAGATTGCTAAATGTTTGGCTTTGTTTATTGTCTTCCACGCAAACGCTTTTCGTTCATTCCTTAAACACTCCGCACATCTACAATACCCGCATATACCTTTAGATTTTTCATTCATTTCCCTTAGTTGTTTTTTCATATGTTTGTGGTTAAAGGTATTTTTTAATTAATGATAGTAATTTTTCTATTGTATAGTTACACTCCGATTGAGTGACTAGCCTTTCAAGTTCTCTTTTGATTATGGTTAGCTTTTGTTTTGGGGTTAGTTTCATATGGTTTATAGTTAATTGATTACATATATACTATATCAAACCATTGAGCTGGAGTCAATGGTTTGGTAGTGGATAACTTGTGCAATAACTTATGTTATGTTATCTATATTATACGACGCTTGGAATTGAGTTGTGCGGGGTTTATTGCATTGAGTTGGTATTAATGGTTTGTTTGTGGTATAATTTAGTTGATTTTAAATCAATGGTTTTATTAGTGGTGTTATGAGTCAACGGACTGAGTTATTAGCCAAAAAAAAAGGGTGGAAGAAGTTGGAAGATGTAAGAGAAGAGTTGAAACGTGGTGAACAGCATAGTTTTTTAGTTGAAGTTGATAAGATGAATAGAGTTGGGTTTGGTGAGGTTGATAAAGGTGGTAGACCAGTGCTGTGGGAGAAAAAAGAAGACTTGGAGGTTAGGATTGATATTTATAGGAAATATATTGAGAAGACTGGTAGACCTGTTACAATGTCAGGGTTTGCTTACTTTTTAGGGGTTGATAGAACAACAATAATAAACTATGGGAAAAGACAGAAGTTTTTCAACACGATAAAGAGGGTAAGGGCGCTGTGTGAGAATATGACCGAAGAGGATTTGACAGTTTCAGGCAAAAGTCCTATCGGATCTATCTTTAAATTGAAGAATAACCATAAATGGAAAGACACGCATGAAATAGAGTCAAATGTCAATATTAATATCAACACTTTCATGAATAATGTGTTAAATAGTAATCAAGAGGCTATTGATGGAGACCTTGTGGATAAAAACTAAGGTATTTTTGGTATGGAGTATGTCCATTCATTTTTTTACCAAGATGAGGTCTTTCATAGTTATACCATTTAGTATATTGAGTTATTGTTTTCCATGGTCTTGTGTGATTAAGATAATATTCATCATCAACAGACCTGTTTGCCCTTTCTACTTTACCGTTCCATGGAGCACTACGTTTTGGTATATATCTATGTGGTATTTTGTTTCTAACCAGGTAATCATGAAACTTTCCTCTAAACTCTCCTCCATTGTCTGTTTGTATACCATGTATGGTAAATGGAAAGTACTTCTTTGCTTGTTTAAACGTAGTAATGGTTGTAAGAGCATCTCTACTCTCCATATCGACAGAGTATTGTAAGTTTGTCACAGTATCTATAAATCTGTATTGGTATAACCATTGTTGTTCTTTGCCTGGTACGTATTTTACGTCTAATTGCACGTTTTCTCCTGGTATTACAGCATAATATGGTTTTTTAAGTGGAGTGTACCACTTTTGTTGTTTTTGTGGTTTACGTATTAATTTCTTTTTCTTATAGAATTTGTAAATTGCTTGTGGAGATATATATATGCCCAGTTCACGTTTAATGAAAATACTCATCTTTTTTGGTCCATAATTATATTTCATTTTATTCTCAACAATAAAAACTTGTATATTCCCAAAAATCTTCGTATGGGGATGTATTCGCCTTGGTCTTTTTCCTGTTCTTCCTACTGGATGATCTCGCTTGTACCATTTGTAGTATGTTTTCCTAGATATACCAAATATCTTACATATTTCAGTAACACTTTTCTTATGCTTTTCTACTTGTAGATACCATCTACCACGTAATTCTGGTGGAAATATTACTTCTCTTTTTCTCATATTACTTTGCTTATTATTATGGTTACCCTTTGTAACCCCTATTCTAGCAAAGTGTTACCACCTATGGGTAACTATACACATAGTTGATACTTTACACCAACAACACATAAACACGTATTAGCGTGTTTTTTGTTGTGTCGCATAATATTGGCTAATTAGCTAGTGTAAGCCTATATTCAAGAGTCTGCTAATCTATGTTGTGCGACACAAGGCCAATACTTGGCTATGCTTAGCTATATTTTAAGTGGTATGTGTGTCGTATTTTAACTGTTGAATAAAAATTGACAAAAAATACATGAGTTAGTGATAATTATGTGGTGAATAAGATGAGATACATCGTAGACACATTGGATACTACCAGTATGGTAGAATCCAAGAAGTAATCTACTATGTAATCTTGTTTAAATATGGTCTACCAACAATACCGTAATGCTCAAAAGAGAGAGTTAATGAGTAAGTATGAGAGATGGAGAGAAATAACCAAAAAGCTTAGGTTAAGCCGTGAAGCTAAGTGCAGACTAGAATGGATAATATTCTATGAAACTAAGGGAAGTAATAATGCCTCTCTGGTGGCTAGACACTTTGGTATAGGATTGAGCACATTCCATAAATGGCACAAACGATTTGATGATAGTAATCTTCGTTTACTAGAGAACCAAAGCCGAAAGCCAAAGAGGGTAAGAGGTAGACAGGCAGTGCCTGTCAAAGATGAGCGAATTATTGCTTTACGCAAACAGTATCCATACTTTGGTAAAATGAAGATTAAAACCATATATGAGCGTGAACATGGTGAAACAATTAGTTCTTGGTATGTACAAAGAGTAATACAAGAATACAAACTATATTTTAAAAAGAAGAAAAAACACTATACACAACGTAAAACAAGCCAAACAAAGAAAAGGATAACACAGTGTCAGATTAAGCCAACCACAGGATTTTTACTACACCTAGACACAATAGTGTTGCATCTAATGAATACTAAGAGATATATCATAACTGCCATAGACGATCATTCTAGAATAGCTTATGCTCGAATGTACAAAAGTCATAGCTCTGGATCTACCAAGGACTTTTTCCAAAGACTGAACTTTCTACTTGAAGATAAGATAGAAAATGTTCATACAGACAATGGTAGTGAATTTCACAAACACTTTGACCAAGCTATCACAAAACTAGAGCTAACACACTGGTGGAGTAGAGTTAGAACACCAAAGGATAATCCTGGAAACGAACGCTTTAACAGAACACTAAAAGAAGAATTCTTAAATTGGGGTAATTTTCATCCTGATACTAGTGTATTCAACAAAAAACTTACTAACTGGTTAGTTGAATACAACAGTATCCGACCCCACGAATCACTTAATTATTTAACACCTCTGGAATACTCGGAAAAAACTATGGGGTTGTCTACGATGTGGTCATCTGGTACATGTGGTACTTGAGATGCTGTAAATAATGTATTGAAGCCCCCCCCACCACCCAAAAATATTTTGATTAATATATTTAACCACTTCAATTTATATACGCCACAATTTTCAAAAGGCCCTTTTTTTTTGCCTTCCTCGCTGCCTTCGCCCCGCCGCCGCCCCTGCCCCTTTTTTAAGCCAACATAACAGAATTGGGTGTGAATTTATAATATTCTCTGTGAGGTTTTTACTATACTTTGTGAGGTTTCTGTGAGGTTTTGAAGGTCTGATTTAAGGCTAAGGTTAGCCAAATTAATTCTTAAATTAACAAAAGTAGTAAAAATAGTTACTTATTTTAAAAAGTTTTTAGAATAGATAGAAAAACAGATAATTCTGTAAAAGTTTTCAAAAAAAGCGTGAGGTTTTTACTATTTGTGAGGTTTTGTGATTTAAAGGCTTAACCTAGCAAAGAAAAGTCTCACAAAAACCTCACAGAGAGTAGTAAAAACCTCACAGAAAACGTCAAAAAGGGCCTAAAAGGGCCTGTTTTGACCATTTTTGGCCGAAAAAACCATTGACTCTAGCTCAATGGTTTTTTTTATTAAGATATTATTTTTCAAAAATCACATATTTTGCATAAAAACCCCCTAATATGCTATAATAAATCCAATGATCATTCCAGATTCTTTCGCAAGAAAGAAACGGTCATCTTTTACAGGACTTCATATGGTGTGGAGTCTGGAGTGATCATCCAAAAAATTCTAACAACTTAGTCTAGTTAGGAGCGGCCAAAGTCTATCTATCCTCGACCAGGTCGACTTAAATTGACATTACCAATAAGGTTTTGTTGGATAGCTGAGACGGCCACAAGGTGGTCTAACACCTCCGTCTCTGAAATACACCAGCTTTTCAGCCTCATATGTATATAAAACAAGGTAAAGAATATACTGACGAAGAAGTAGAAGCTGAATATAAGAAAGATAACTGTGATTACAGCTTCGATCTGTGGATTGAGATAGAAGGTTATAATAAGATTCCAGAGTTCATTGATAAGAGAGTTGAACAATTAGGCACTAGTAAAAGTTTAGAAATAATGTTGTTCCTATGTGCAATTTTTTTTGGTACATATTTATTTTGGAAAATAGTTATCGAAATCGTTAAATACATTTTATGACACTTAAACCGGAAAAAATAAAAAGAAAAGGCAGACCTCATAAAAAGAAACATAAACCACATAAATCAAAGTCTAATCCCTACGGCCTCACCCCAGAAAATAAAGAGAGGATAAAGAGTAAAGACTTCCGGCTTTCTCATTTTTATAGGATAAAAAATAAGGATACTCAGTTGACGGTATTTAAACCTAATAGAGCGCAAGCACATTTTCTAAAAAACAGACACACAAGAAATATCATCCTTAAGTCCAGGCAGCTTGGCTTTACGACACTAATGTGTATAGACATGCTTGACTCAACGCTCTGGACGAGGAATCACGACTCGCTCCTTATCGCGCAGACCGCTGACGACGCTGTTGATATTTTTGATAATAAAATTTCCCTTGCCTGGGAGCATTACCCGAACATTTTTAAGAACATGTACATTTTAGACTCAGAAAGGGCTAATAAGCTCAAATTTGGCTTCCCACTACCCCCAGACCCAAAGAAACCGCCGCCTAAAAACGGAAAACCTCTCTGCATCTACTCATCAATATCAGTGAAAACATCAGGCAGGTCAGGCATGTTTCGTAATGTGCATATCTCTGAATTTGGTAAAATTTGTTCAAAATTCCCGGAAAGAGCTACAGAAATAATCTCAGGAACACTTCCAACAATTCCTATGGATGGAGGCCTTACAATTGAGTCAACAGCTGAAGGAGATTTTGGGTATTTTCATGATATGTTCTGGAACGCATATAACCGGCCCACCACACAAAAACTCAATCCAACAGATTTAAAAGCACATTTTTATAATTGGACTTGGGACGATAAGGAAATAGCAAAGTCACCATTAATTCCAACAGAACAAATGCCGAAGAAGTTTCAAGATTATAAAGAGAAACACAATCTATCAGAAATAGAAATTTCTTATTATTTCTTAAAGTGGGAATCACTTTCAAAAAATGATTTTTTACTCAAGCAAGAGTACCCTACAACCCCAGAGGAAGCGTTTGAAACGAGTTCGAGTAAATTGTTCAGTCTTGATAATATTTCTAAACAACAGAAATACGTAAATACAAATCCAAAAGTACAAGGCTCTTGGAAAATTTTTCACGAAGCTAAACCAAACCATAATTACGTTATTGGTGCAGACCCTTCTGAGGGGACCGGCAGGGACGCCTCCGCGGCCGTAATCTGGGATTTTACACCAACTAAACCGAAGGTGGTGGCAACTTTTCAAAATGATAAGACTCCACCGGATCTTTTTGCGTTTGAGTTAAAAAATATGGGGATATTATACTCAACAGCGCTTATAATTGTGGAAAGAAACAACCACGGACATGCAGTATTGACAAAATTAAAGGACATTTACCCACTTTATCAGATATATAAAGAGATAAAAGAGGATAAAACTACCAACACTCAGACTGAAAAGTTGGGTTGGCATTCAAATACAGCTACCAAACCGCAGATTATTTTTGATTATAACACCGCATTAAATGAGGATGTGTTTGAAATCGCTGACGCGAACATTTTAATGGAGATGAGAACGTATGAAAGAGAGGATATTAATACAATAAGATCAAATAAGGAGCACACAAAACATTGGGACCTACTTATGTCGGCAATGATTGGCTGGCAAGGCATTAAGCATGCGAATAGAGCTACAGAAGTTAGAACTTATGTTGCAGGAAGAGGTCAAATAATGTATAATGGTGATGACAATCAAATTGCAACTCCACAATGTAATGATCCTTTTAGTCCTATTTAAAATATATGCCAAAAAATAACATCCAAAAAGCAAATACAAATGATACTAAAAGGTCTACTGGCGTTATGATGGAGGAAAACAGTGAGAAAACAGAACCAGATGTACTTTCTACAGAGCAACAGGAATATCGCTCTTTTATTTTACAAAGATTAGACCGGGCGAGACAAAACAGAGAGCAAAGCCACCGTGAATTTGATGGTATGAGTTATATGGCTGACTATCAGTTTAATTTGGATGCCGCAAATACATATTTAACACCAAAAAGGAATGATGATGAAGTGAGAGTGAATACTGCAACCTCTGAAAAGAAGCTGGAAGCGATGATGAATGAGATATTGAGTATGAATATCCAGCAGGAAGTGAGAGCGCATGATAAGGATGATTTAGAAATAGCCCAACTTGGTAGGGATTTTTCGGATATTACTACCAGAACTAATATAATGGAGAAAGAAGAGGATAAGTGGGAAGGTTTTGTAAGAGAACTTATTAGTCAAAGAGCTGTTTTCATTGAGGAGAAGTTTATTGAAAAGACAGTTATTAAAAATGGCAAGCCATTTACTACTAGAAAAGCAGAAAAACGTTTGATTCCCGGGCGTAAAGTTTATTTAGGTGATATAAATTTAGCAGCCTCAAGGTTTAATGAACAGCCATACATTTCTATTTATGACAGAATTTCTTATCCAGAAGCCAGAACAATACTTTCTAAATATGATAATTGGAAGTTTGTAAGTAATCAGGCCGGCGGACAAAATAATTCTTTTGGAATGAATGAGGATGGTTATTATACTTGGAGATTGCACGATTTAGGTGAAGGCGAAGTTGAAATTATCAGGTATTATAGTTATCCAGATGGCGAATGGCAGATTATTGCCAACGGAATCCCACTACTTCCACCTAAAACAAAACTTCCATGGAATTATGAAGGGTATAACATAACAATGACCGTTAATAAACCTATTAGGGCTGATTTTGCGTATGGTAAACCACCGATTGCATCAGCTAAAACGATTCAAGCGCTGGAAAATGAAACTATAAGGAATCTTATCAGAAAATTTAGACAGGCACTCGAACCACCTATGGCCACCCAGTCAAAAACTATTTTTTCAAGGGATATTTGGACCGCCGGCGCGGTCACACAAGGGCTTACTAAAGGCACACACGAGAAACTTATTGATCACAGTGGTGTTACCAACAGTGAAATGGCGATGTACACTCTTATTAATGGAATTACTGAAGAATTTATTGGTGTTTCTAGGATTACTCAAGGACTTTCATCTCAAGGAACAAAGACAGCTACTGAAACATTAGAGCAACTAAACCAATCAATTAAGATGATGGGATTAACTGTTTTGGCGGTAATGAGAATGAGAAGAGACATGACATATTTACGTATATATAATGTATTAGAAAACTTTACTAAACCTGTTGGCAAAAAATTACAAGAAGAAACAGGTAAAATTATAAATAAATTCCAACAATTTACCTTAGACGGCGCTGATATAGGTAGTGGAAAAAAAGGTAGAAGAGTTATCAGGTTTATGGATCGTGATATTACAAATGACGAAACTGATGCGATGTTTAATTTGGAAGAAAAATTAGAAAAACAAGGTAAATCTGTTAGATTTTCTACAATAAATACAAAAAAATTAAATTCAATTCCTATTTTTTGGTATGTTATTCCAGTTCAAAAAGAAAGAGCTGGTTCAGCGGTAGACAAATTAATGCAGAGAGAGAAAACAACTCAAGCACTAGAAGTTGAAACAGCTAGTCAAGGAAAAATTAAAGTTAATTGGAACAAAGTCGCTCAGAGCTTGGAAAATATTTGGGAAGATAAAGATATGTTTGAGGAAACTCCGCCGGATCAAATACAACCGATTGTAAATCCTGAACAAGAACAGGTTAAAGGTGAGGCACAAGATTTATTAAAGAAAATTCAGTCTCAAGGTGGTTCTGGTATAGGCGGTCAACTGACAGAGTCAGTTCAAAGACAAGTAAGACAACCAGAAACAAATGATGTTATAAGTAGAGCTTAGTAAAAAACCAAAAACATGTTTGAAAAAATAAAACGTATTTTAGCTGAAAAGTTAAATAAAGATCTTCTACAGCAAATTGAAAGGCTTACTAATACAGCGGTTGAGTTGCAGGAAGAATTATTAATAAAGATAGATCTTACAAATGAATTACAAGAACAACTGCAAGATCAAATTAAATATTCAAAAGATCCTAAAAATGTTCTTAATTATTTGTTTTCAAATAATGAAGTAAAATGGTTTGATTATGAAAAGTTAGATCATGCTGAGAAAATTAGGTATCAACAAAACGCCAGAGCAGCTCTTAGTAATCCTGTTATAAAAAATGAGATTAATTTTTTGACGGTAAATGAAGCTAAGAAGTCATTAACAGAATCAAAAAAATTCACAGAAGTTAGAAATATGAGAACCGCGGCAGTTGCGCTCCAAGCATTTAAAAACAGATTAGAAGAAATATCTCCTGTTGAAAAACAAAAAACAGAAGAACCGAAAAATCCAAACTCAGCAATTTAATATAAACAAAAGTGATACTTAGCTAGTATTATTACAGGCTGTTTTAATTAGCCCGTCAGCCACCGAGAGCTTGTACTATCTCGTGTAGGGCAAAATTTAATATATGCCGGAAAAAATCATTCTGGAAGATGGTTCAGAGCGTGAAGTTTTGACCCAAGAAGAGCTGGATGCTCTTACTAAAAAAGCGGAGGAAGCAGGTAGCACCGAAGAGCTATCTAAACTAATTGAGACTCAGAAAACTGAGCTGGAAGAATTAAGAACTCAGCCAGGAGCAGCAGGAATAAAAAATCTAAGACAGGCCTTAAAGAAATCCAAAGATGCTCTAAGAGCTGCTGGAAAAAAACTAGATGAAGAAGGCAACGTCATAGAAAAATCAGAGGCAATGTCACAGGAGGAAATTTCAAACACAGCAAGTCAGGCAACCCTGGCTACTTTGATTTCTGCTGAAAAAGATAAGTTGATAGCTCATTTAGACAGCGATAGCAAAGAAGTTGTTAATAATATGTATGCCAAACTAACTGCCGGTGAAAAAATAGATATGGCTTCAGTAGCAACTCACGTTAACAGAGCAATTGGCGCGTCAGGCTTGTCCGCACCAGTTTCTAATAATCCACTACCAAGTAATTTTAACGGAGGTGGCCCAAGAGAATCTGCTCCCGATTCAGGTAAGGCAACAGAGTCAACAAAAGAAATGGGCAAGAAATTTAATATTTCTGATGAGGAATATGAAAGTTCTGGCAAAGAAGTTAAATTAGCTTAATTAAATATATGGTAGAAAAAGATATAACACTGGAGGAAACTCCGGAAAAAATCCCAGCTTGGGCAGAGACTCTTATCAAGCAAAACAAGGAACTCACTGCTAAGGTGGACATGTTTGAAGAAATGGCCGGCAAGAATAAAATTGCCAGTTGGAAAGATGCTCAAAAAGATAATACTCAGAAATTTTGTTATCTAAAAGAAATAGACGGCAAAATTGTTGTAGCTTGGGGTAAATTAGATTACTCACTATACAATGCTGAGGCAAAATCAGCTGAGCAAGAAAAGATTTTAATTAATTTAACATATCTTGATGGTAAAGAAGAGGCTGTTAATTATTCACAATTTACCAAATCACACGGAAGAGTTAAATTGAAAATTTTGATGCACGGCCTGGAAGAATCTAAAGTAGAACTTCCACCAGAAGTAGCTACAAAATACAAATTGGAGACACCAATAATGATGATTAAGACAATATTTATTAACCCTTAAACATAAAATTATGGAAGAAAAAACACAAATGTATTATATTGATCAGAAAATTATCAATATCGAAAATTCAAAAAAAACACCTGGTTATAAGAGAGTTACAGTTGAACTTAAAAAACCAACTGAGAATAAAGATGGATCAAAAGACGTTGCAGAGAAATTTAGTATTCCTGAATGGGAATTAAATTCAGTGGCTACAACTGAGCCGTCAGATTTGTCTGAAGCTAGAAATCGTAGAGGTGTATATGTTGTGGATAAAATCTATAAAGTTCTAAAAGAACTTGATGTTAGCATCGAAGAATTTCCATTCTACAATCAAAAGTTGTTAACCAAAATGAGTTGTACGGAAGAAAATGCCATTAACAATTTGTTTGGCGTAGGTGACATAATAGAAAGAAGAATCCACGACTGGGAAAATAACCAGTAGTATGAACATTCAACTCTGTATTCCACACAACTACCAAGTATTTAACAAACAGTTTGTTATAAGTTTGTTAGGGGTTGTAAATTCTTTCTACGCCTACAATGCACAAAATGATAATAAGCACAAATTATCAACAGTTGTTATGGGTGGATGGAAGATTGATTCTATTAGAAACGGTCTTGTAGTACAAGCTCTCAATGGTGAGACTACTCATTTAATGTGGCTCGACACCGACATGACTTTCAAACCTTCTGTTATAGGCGATATGATAGAGTTGTTTGAAAAAGATGAGAAATTAGACGCAGTCACAGGTCTATATACTTGGAAAAAACCACCATTTAAACCACACGTCTACACTTCATATAATAAGGAAAAAGGAAACTTTATCCCGGCAGCTGGATTTCCACTTGATGAACCATTTGAAGTTAAAGGCGCTGGCTACGGCTGTTTAATGATTAAAATAGAGGTTTATAATAAAGTATGGAGACCTTGGTTTGAGATGAAAATAGAAAATGGTCATATTGTTTATGGTGAAGACTTATTTTTCTTTAAAAAAGCTCAACCAATTAAAATGTTGTGCGATCCAAGGATTTTATGCTCACATTTAACAGAAATCAATATTGACATTACGTCTTATATTGATTATAATAAACTTAAGGTTGAATATAATACTATAATTCTAACAGACGAGCAAATTAATGAAGTAGGAAACGAACATAAAAACAAAAATTCATAGACATTGGGCGCAGTGCTTAAATATTTTGAGCACTGTAACCCAAAGCCTAGGTGTATTAGGCACAGACAATTATCGTGGTACCATACCACTGTAAAAAAGGTCTGTATTCCTCGAGGTGAACCCTCTGTAAAAAAGCTGGATACTGTATGTATGCCAGTTTTTTTGTGGCATACGAGATTTAATTAATTTATCTTGTATATTATATGACAATGAAATGGATAAAGGGTAGAACCCGTATACGAGAGTATCCTAGAACAGCTTCAACTACATTTACCGCAGACTCTTTGGTCTATTGGGTAAGTGGATTAGTCGCTCCTGCTGACGCAACTTCCGGTGATCATATTGGAATTTGTATCGAAGACGTCGCATCAACTGATGACAATTTCGCAACAGCCGCAGTAGCTATTAAAGTTGAAGTTCCAGCTGATAAACAATGTGAGTTTGAAGCTGATGTTACAGGTACTTTAGTAACCACTTCTGTTGGTGTAGCTTACGATCTATCTACCGCATTGGTAGTTGATCAAGGCAATACATCAAAATTAGTAGTTACTTGTGTCGGATTTATTTCCTCAACAAAGGGTCGTTTTGTTCTAAATGCTAGTTATGATACTCATTTCATAGCAACCACTTAATAAAACTTTATGAAAATTAATACAAGCACGTTTAATGACTTCGTAAAGAATGCTACTGTTATGTGGAGACGTGGTTTCGAGCGCGTTCCTCTAAGAGCAAAACAACTTTATGATGTTAGTCACAATCAGTTGTTAACAACTGAGCACAGTTCACTTGATGGATTCACTTACGCTAATCGTAAGACTGAAGGAGATGATTACCACCAAGAAAATCCTACACAAAATTACTCAAAGACAATGACTAAGTATAGAGTCGGTGAAAAAGCCGTCATCACTTGGGAAATGCGAACTTACGATAAATATCGTGAAATTAGTAGAGTTTTGAGTGGTTTAGGAGAAGCAGTATCACAAAGAATGGAGTTAGATTTGACTCATAGATTTACTTTTGGTACAGCAACTTCTTACACTGATAAAAATGGTGTTGCCGTTTCAACTACTGTTGGCGATGGTTTTGCACTATTTTATTCTGCACATACTGTAAAGGGTAGTTCTACTACTTACCGTAATATCATTGCTAATAATCCAGCTTTTTCAAGGTCTGGACTAGAAGCCGCTGAAAAATTATTTGCAACCCAAATGATTAACAGTGCTGGTGTTAAGGTAGTTGTAATGCCTGATACTATTATTTCCACAGAAGATCCAAATACTGTTAATACTGTTAAAGAGTATTTGAAATCAACTGCCAACCCATCTTCACTCAACTCTGGTGTTGCTAATGTTTACAAAAGTAAATACGACCATATTATCTTGCCTCTTTTGGCAACTGACAATGGTGGTAACTTTGACTCAACAAAAGAGAAGTATTGGATGTTAGCAGAAAAATCTCATACAGATGCTATTTTAGAAATTTCAGAAAATCCACACATGGTATCACCTACTCCTGGAAAAAATTCTGAAGATTTTGATAATGATGACTGGTTGTTTAAAGCAAGTGCTGCTTACGGTATTGAGATTACTGATCCTAAATGGATCGTCCTAAGTAAAGGTGACTTATCAGCTTAATTAATTAAGGTTTTCTATTATGAAATTTAAGAAACTAAAAGCGAAAACTAAACAAAAATTGTTTGGTTCAGCAATAGGTTTTGCCTTGATGTTAGTTATAGCTGTAGTGGCACTACCTATGTTCGTTCAAGCAGAGCCTGCGACAAAAGATGTTGTTGCTCGAGGACTAGTAACATATTTGGATAGTAATCCAAATAGTTCAATTGCTAAATATCTTGGAGTCTATCTAGTAGGCCAAGATAATCTTGATGGAGCTTTAATGGGTAGTGCGTATCTAAATAACGAGTCAAACGAATCTCCTGTTTATCAATTGGCTTTCAGAATCAATAATGGACTAGAAACAATGGTAGAAGGTTACTGGAAAGGCGATTTGCCTACCACAGCCTCAACCACTGATTACTGGTGTAATGACAGAGGAAATGATGTTTTTGTAGAAAAAGCTTTTTACAATATTTCTGGTACAGTAAGTACAACCGTGTCTTTTTACATGGCTACTTCTACCGAAAACGGTTTAGCTTTATATACAACTGCGCCTTTCTCGACCATTATAGATGCTGTTTCCATGGTAACAAGCACACTTAATCCAACTTACAACTCTTATGCTGACGCCGGTACAAACGGTACTCAGTTAACAAGAGTTGCTGATGGGGAATGTGTTGTTACACAGCAACTTGTTACTAATAACAATGGTTGTGATGGTTCAGTTTGTGAAGCCGTTACCTCTACTAATAGAGGTTGGACAGGTGAATGGGGATTCAAGTATCGTTATGTAATGGACCTATAATATGAAGGAAAAACTTGAAAAGAAGTCAGTAAAAAAGAAAAGTACTAAGAAGAACAAACCAAGTTGGTACGGTAAAAAATTAGATTCAAAACTAATAATGGATGTTTCAAAACAATTTGTTAATAGAAAAGAATTCAACCGTGTTGTTGATATAGCTGGATCTTCTTATCTTCTTACTGACGAAGAACTCAAAGATTTAAAGTAATTTGAGTCGCTCCCTCTCTCTCTTTTGAGTGGGGGCGGAGCAATGTTATTTTTATTTAATTAATTAAATATGATAGATAAAATAAAAAGTCTTCTTATTTGTTTGGTACTGTTTGCTTTGTTTATTTTTTTATCACTAACTTTATTTGCTAAAGTTTCTGAAACAAAAGATCAGCTTGGTTATGGTGCTGACGAATACACAATGTTAACTGCTAGTTCTGATTATACAACTAGCACACCAGTTTTAGTCAATGATTTTCCAAACGTTGACATTACTATGGCGGCAGTTTCTGCTTCTGGTACTTTACAATTTATTGGTTCAAATCAGGTAGATGTTGATTTTGATGCAGCAGCTTCTGCTACAAACAGATATGATTTTATTGAAGTTATTGATTTAGAGAATGGTAATGCTATTGATGGTGACACAGGTATTACATTAGCAAATACTACTGATGTTAGACAATATGAGGCAAATACAAATATTTTTAGATATATTGGGGCCTTACTTACAAATTATACTGGAACTGGGACTACTACTTTATATTTAAAACCAGCTAATAATAGATAAATATGAAAAAATATAAATTTTATTCAACTGTAAGTTTATTGTTAGCTGTTGTAATGCTGGGAGGGTGTACATTAGAAGCACAGCCAGAAAAAGAAATTTCACAAGGCGGAAGAGTTGCAACAGATGTAACAATGGATTCTGGTGTTAGTGTCGATGCTGAACTTGTTGATTCAAGTGGCAATACTATTATTTATACTAATGACGAATCATACACATCAACTGATGGAGCTATTGGGTCAATAGGTGTAGTTTCAAGTACACCAGAGACTGCTTCTGAAAATACTTGGTCACCATTCTTTTTAGATACTGATGGAACATTATGGACAAAAAGTCTAGCATATGACTCAACAACTGATTCTCAAAAAGTTTCTGAAATTAGTCCAGTGAATGAAGAACTAGAAAATGGTGTTATTGATGTTGACACAACTAATGTTGCAGCGGCAGCACAATATTATCCATCTGCTACAGGGTTTACAATGGATGGAAAAAAGAATTTCTCATTAACTGGTAAATTTATAGATGCTCATGCAGTTTCTAGTACGTTAAGTGTACAAGGAACAAATGATGAAGATACTACAAATGCAGACTGGATTAATGTTCAAGGACAAATTAATGGATTAGCTAGTGCGACTACTGCAATTCCGATAATAGAAGGAACCGTTTCTGGGGTAACTAGTGTAACACTAGTTACTGGTACAGTTTGTAATTTAATTGAAACAGTAACAGCACAAACAGTTAAATTAACATGGGACTTTGATAATATTAATTATAGACATGTTCGTGTTGTCCTGACTCCTGGTGATGCAACAAATACAGTTATCCTGAAAGGAAGAATTAATTACTAGCATTTAAAAATGGAACATAATATACCAGTAAATCCTTATGTTGGAGGCCAAGGAAAGACTGACGTGGTTTTAGTATCTAGCGGAACATATAATTTAACTGTTGCTGATTCTGGTAAAAAAATATATGGCTTAACAGCTGATGTTGAGTTTGATTTACCAGTAATGGAAGCAGGGATGATGTTTAAAATTCAAGTTGTTAGTAGTGGTGAATATGTGAAAATAAATGCAAATGGCACAGACACAATTAGAGTTGGGGCTGGAACTGTTTGCGCAGCTGGTGGTTACTTTAGAAGTAATAAAAGAACCGCAGTTATGCTTATAGAAGGACCTTCTGACGGTGGCGCACAATGGTTAGTATCATATTTTCGTAATGGTTGGTCAAAAGATTCTTAATTATTAATAAAATATTATGGCAGAATTAGATTACAAAATAGCAGCACCATACACTGGAAAAAGTTTAGCTGAAGCTACTGGTAATATTACTTTATTAATGGAAAATGCTTTTGTATTAATCAAAAATATCGCTGCTACTGATTTGGAATTACCAGAAATAACAACAGCTGATATTAATTATACAGAGTTTGAGTTTGAAGTTGGTCATGCTAGTGAATTGAAGATTACTGTACCAGGTGGAAGTAAAATAAAATATAGAGATATAGAAAGTGTAACTGGAGGATATTTTGCTTCAAGTGTTGTAGGAAATAAAATTAAACTAACGCCTGTTTCTACAACAGAATGGCTTGCGAAAGTTGTTGGTGTTTGGGATGTTGATGGTTCAATAAATATTGATGATTACTCTATTTTAAATGGTGCAAATGGTTCAAATATTACACTCAAAACAATTACGGAAGAAATTGAAATTGCAAAAGGTGTAGGAGTATCAGGAGTAACTTCATCAACCCATCTTGCCCCAGAGAACAGTTTAATATTGGCAGTAGCATTTTACGTAACTGACGCTCCAGGTGGAGGAGCAACGACATTAGATATAGGTAGAACAAACGGAGGTAATTTAGATGAATTTATTGATGGAGCTTCATGCACTACTTTAGGAAAGACAGGGAATAGTGCTAAAAATAATGATGGTACTGTTAATCCAATATATAATGCAAGCAATGATACTTTTACATTGACGACTGACGCTAATGTCTCTGGTGATTTAATGAAGGTTCGTGTTGTAGTTTGGTATTATGATATTGTGGTACCTAGTTCTTAATTTATATATATGCAAAAAGAAATCTTTGTCGAAGGTAAATTATTGCAGGATAATTGGGGAGGTAGTGTTCCCATGCCGGATGATTATAAAATAGGTACTAAAATAGTGCCAATACTCCACTGGATACCAGACACTAACAATCATGGGAAAGTGTGTTGGTATTTGTACCATACTTGGAGTACACCTAATAACCAATTTCCAGCAGAAGATAAAATACAAAATGTTGGAACGACACAAGGTATTGCCAGACAATATTTTGCTGATGAAATGTCTAAGCTACCATCTATTTCTAACGAACATAGTTTACTGAAACTGAGAGTTATTAGAGACTTTGATTCGGATGATGATACTTACGATGGTGAAGCTGTTTTATTAGGTTTAACATTAATTTACGAAACAAAATAAATATGGCATTAAGTACACCATTAGATGTAAAAATTACAGATAGAGGACATAATAGTATCAGTTTTTCATGGACTGCTGGGGTTGACTCAACAAAAACGATGATACGTTATAAAGAAAACGAATATCCATCATCAGAAACTGATGGCATTTTAGGTTTTCATGGGAAAGATACTGATTGTAAAATTACTAATCTTGATATAAATAAGCAATATTATTTTAGATTTTGGGGTACAACTGATGCTTATAATCTAAGTGCCGTTACTGATACAGATTTAGGTATGGTTCCTTTAGGGTTAGCAGGTGACGCAAAGTATCTTTATGTTGCAGGAATAACAGGAGGAGCAATAAGGAAGTATTTAAAGAGTGATTTGAGTTTAGCCGCAACAATCGGGGGGACAGCTGTAACCGCTGAAAGAGTTTGTATCAAAGGAAGATATATGGCGTTTGTTTTCGCTGGTGAGGCTTATTTATATGACATGAGCACAGAGACTTTAATTCTAAACTTCACAGCAACGTCTGATCCTGGAATAGATCATTTAAGAGCAGTACACATAGATGATGAAGAAGAGTACGTTTATTACGGGAACAAAGACGGCACTATTTATTATTATGATATTGCTACTCTTACACAGAATATTTACAAACCACATACTGATTATGTTAGATCAATTGACACCCAGGGAGATTTATTGATAACAGGTTCAAACGACGATTCTGCTTTATTGCATGATAGATCAACTAGAACTGCTCCAACTCTAACAGCCACCTTAGCAGGCATTACAAGTACTGTAGAAGTCACAAGATTCCACGGAGATTATATTTATGTAGGAGGCGATCAAAGTAATGGAACAGTTGAAATTTATAATAAGGCTACACCTTATGCCTCAGTTCAATCTCTAGGTGACACTAGTAGTGACATAACAGGTATTTGTCCTAAAGATGGATATTTACTTGTTGCAAGTGATGATACTCAAGCTTACTTGTATACAGGCACGCCAGGTTCATTATCTTTAGAGCAAACGTTCAATGAAGCCGGTAATGATTATGTGGAAGATTGTTGGCTAGATGAAGATGGAACATTATATTTTGCTATGGGTAATTCCGCAGAGAAATTATATTCTTATACATATTTAGCTTTAACCTATAGCTCTACATATAATGATATTAAAGGAGTGACAGACGTTAAATTACAGACTCCAAGAACACCAGACGAAAATGTTATAGCTAGGCATGATTTTTCAGCTACTGGCTATTGGAAAGGTGGTGGGGTGGTATTGGTCGGTGCAGAAGAAGTTGATGATGGATTAAAATTAAATGGAACAGGAGCATATTTTATTTGGGAAAATAGAGGTAGATTAAATAGTCTTACAAATATTACCTTTAAGATAAAGTTCACCCCTAATTTTGCTGCTGATTTAGCTGCTGGCGTTATGTTTGTAAATGGTGGGTCTAATGATCTAACAATATACAAATTTACTGGTGAGGGTAAAATTAGAGTTACTTTAGGCGGTACTACAATTAGAGACGCCGCATATTCTACATGGGCACCTTATTTTTTAGAAAACGAAGAAAATGAGTGGGTTTTAACTGGAGAATCTTCTAGTACTACATTATGGTTGAATGGCACTGCTGTATTCACTAGTGATGCAAGTGCTTGGTCAAACATTAATCCTGATACTTTAATATTTGGCCAGGAC